CCTAAATAAGATACTACTATTGCTACAGTAGAACCAAGTATAGCAATTAAAGGCGACCAATTAATATTGGTTATAGCGCTTCCTATACCATCAGTAGCGTTTTCAGCATCTTTCTGAATGCCAGTAAAGGTTTCAGAAAAACGTGTTCTAACGTCTTGTATGAGCGATAAACCACCAGCAAAAACGTCATTTATACTGCCAATATTAAAAGCATCAGCAAATCCTTGTATCATATTTTGGCGCATATTATTACATGCTTGCGCCACAGTCATGCTACCATTAGCCGCTGCTTCGCCAGCCTTAGTAAAAGCATCACTGAGAGCTTCTAGTGCGGCTTTACTATTTTCGGCCAAATTCTTTAATGGTTCGCTATTGGTAAGCAAATCATTAATGAAATCAAACCATTTTGACGCTTTGTCAAGAAGCTCTTCCCAAGCCTTTGAGACGAGCTCCACCGCTGCTGTGAGGAATTTATTCCCGTCAACAACGCTAAGAAGCTTTTCTTTAACAGTCATTAACGCGCTAGATACTTTAGAAAGAATCTGTTTATAGCCATCAGTGTTAACACTTAAACCCTTAAGTGACTCCTTAGCCTTATTGAATCCGTCAGTAACAGAATCAAATTTTCCAAAGTTCTTTATAAAATCGGTAACGGCTTTCTTAAGGTCAAGAAGTCTATCAACGAACCAATTTACTCCCTTTTGAATCACTTCGATAGACTTATTAAGAGCTTCGTTAGATCGAACCCATTCTGTAAACGCTACCATAGCGTCGCCAACAGATGCCGCCATATCAAGAATGTGTGTGTCAGTTCCGCTTATAAGCTTACCAAGAGTTTGTAGCGCAAATTTAAATGCGCCACCAATAGTATCAGAAATAAGCTTGATAACCGAAAATACGCCTTTTAAAACTCTAGACAATTCTTCAGATTTAGCTGTCGACCAGGTTAAAAATTTGTTACTTAGATTATAAACAGTTTCTAATACGGATCTAACCGCAGCGACCCCGTCTTCTTGTTTGAAGATGCTGCTCCAAGCTTCTCTAATGGTATTGAACACATTAGTTAAAGCGGCAACCGTATTGGTTATAGATTTGGTAAACATCTCTCGACCGGACAATTTTGTCATGTCGTTAATTAACGTATTGAGAGAGCTACCGCTAGCTTCAGCTTCTGCGGCGAGAGACTGTAAAGCGTCGATTTCTTCTTGAGTATAGCCAACGCTCTTTAGCTGTTCAACATTTAAATCTTCTAAAGTTAAACGATGACCATCTACGGTTTTATTAACCAAGTCTTGAACTTCAGCATAATCGTATCCGGCCTCGGTTAACGCTTGGATTCTTTCCTCGCCATTATAATACGTTCCGTACCAAACATCATCCACAACCTTTTGGAATTCTTCAAGCTTTGAAGTATAATCCACCTGAGCATCAGTAGCAACTTCTGATTGATCAGCAATAGCCTTAAGAGTATCAATAATCAATTGACCCGATAATTGTCCACTCTTAAAAGCATTTTCCATACTGCCGGCACTAGCTATAATTTCTTCAACAGCTATGCCTTGCTGGTTTCCAACTTCAATCAAGGTCGACTGGAATTGGTCAAGCGATATACCGGCATCTTCGATTCGCGATTTAACTTCGCCAAAGCTATCACCACCGCCCATAACGGCTGCAACAAAATTATTACGAGCGTTGGCCATCGTTTGAATAATGCTATCAAACGAATTGGTTAAATCCGTCCAAAATACCTTAGCTTGCTCAAAATCGCCAAAGATTAGCTCCCAAGTAGTCGTCCAGCCAGAGCCAGCCGATTCTTTGAGAGTGTCCATCATCATGCTGAAAGTCTTTACGTCTTGAGCAGATGCGAACGCCTTCTTACCAATATCGGTCGTTTCGTCGGCATATCGACCAAGAGTTTGAGTGAGTACTTCGGTGGTCATCCACTGAGCTGACAGCGAGTCATTAAAGTTTCTAGTAGCATCAAATGCGTCCGAAACATGGCCATTAGCGTCGGTGGTTGTGGAAATATACATGCCATCGGCTTCGACAACAGTACCTAATGCAACTGCGGTTTTAAGAAGCTCGTTCTTAAACTCAACAGTTGCCATGTTGGCATTTTCGATTGACTTCCAGTCGATAAGCTTAACATAACCCGCAGATAATGCCTGTGCAAAGTTATACATCGCACGAGAAGCTTCGTTAGCATTAGCGCCAGACACAGCGGCTTCGTTAGAAACGCCCTGAATAGCTTTAACTGCCGATTTAAGGTCGACGCCTGCGTTGGTAAATTTGCCAATATTTTCGGTCATGTCCGAGAACGAATAAATAGTCTTATCCGCATAGACATTAAGCTCATCCAAATAGCCGTTAACTTCATCAAGCGATGCGCCAGTAGAAGCCATAATGGTTTGAATAGAACCCATTTTGAGTTCATACTCATCAAAACCAGTGGTTTTAGGTTCTATTGCAAAAGTCTGAACGAGATTCTGCGCAAGACCCATTAACGACGTAGTTATATTATTAATAGCAGTCATACCTGCAACTTGAAGCGCGGAAAACTTAACCGACGCAACCTCAAGCCCGTTTTGCATGCCTGAAAAGTCTATACTATCGCTAGCTTTTTTAATATTAGATAATCCTTCGCCGGCGCTTTTAAAATTAAGCTTTTCCTTAAGCTTATCTAGCGTCGACATACTAGTTTTTACATTAGCCTCGAAGTCTTTATTGTCGAACTTCATCTCGACAACTTTACTTTCTACGGTATTACTCATATCGAGATGACCTCCTCCCAAACTTCTTTGACCAATGCTTCAAAGACAGGCTTAATCGCCGGATTAATATAATCCGTACCTTGAACCCATCCGCCATTGCGAGTACCATGACCGTATTGTAAAATTATAGCAATGTTTACATGCTTATTAATGTTTGTATTTATAAATTCAATAGTAACATTCGACGAAGTCGTTACAATGCGATAATCCCAACTAGAAGCGGTTTTTCCACTTCTAACAGGAGTAGCTGCCGCTAAAGCCGCAACACCGCGTTGTCCATATTTATCGAATATTCCCTTCTTTAAAGCTTTTTGGCATTTTTTAAAATATGTTGTTGTCTTTTTGAAATCGCCTTTAGAACTAACAGAAATATTCATAGGCTAGCCTCTACTACCAGATTTCGCTCTTCGTTGTGCGTTGAGCGCTCGCTGTTGTTTTGCGGCTGCAGCTTTGCTCATTTTCTGTTTCGGTGCATTTTTAATATTGCAAACTCGAATTAAAGTTAAAAGCCTATTTAAATGCCATTTTTCGCATTCAAATGGAATTCCAAATGTAATCATGTAATAATATATGATTTCAGCCGTCATTATTTCGCCACGGCCATGAGGCTTTTGTCCATTTCTTGTATGAAATGTTGTTGCCGTCATTGGTTCAGCTATATAATCATTTATTTGCTTACAATTTTCTTGCGTTAAAGCATAATAAACTGTCGGGTCGACATTTTTATTTATAGTCATACATTTAACATAGTCGATGGTTTCTTCATATGTTTTTTCAGTTTTACCCAAAAACGGTTTTTGCCATTTGGATTCCCATTTGGATAGCGAGATAAGAGAATGCTCGAGCATAAGAGTACACGGCTCTACTGTCACGAATTCTTCAATACCATCGTTCCAAAATTCGGCGCCTTGTACCTTAATTTCAAGCATTCTCTTATCCTTTCAAGCGTTACTGATTCTTTCGAGCGATGCTAACGACGTCTTCCTGAGCTTCTTGACGAAGATCCTGCGGGATAATGCCGTTAACAAACTCTGCAGCAGCTTTGGCATCGGTGCAAAGCTCCATATACAACTGATCATACATGGGCGTTTGCGTAAATGCTTCAGACAGTTCAGGAGATTTGATAAAGCGGCGACCGTCTTCAGATTTCTCGCCATACGCCATTCGAATAATCTCATCAAAAGTATTCATGATGGTGGGTCCATCATTCTTATCAATCAAATCCTGAAGCATATTAACATAGCCGCGCTGAGTGGACAGTTCCAGCTTAGTAAGTTCGGCACGATTGAGGTTAAAGTAAACATCCTCCTTGCGTTCCTTACCGAAATAATCAGTGTAAGTAATGGTGCGCTTGTACATAATGCATTCTCCTTATCTATAAAAATCCATTTTGACCGTTTAAAGCTTATGCGCCAGCCTTGAGGATAGAAAGCACCTCATTCGGGAGAGGAAGACGCGGGTCCGTGGCAGTGTCTCCAAACAAAACCTTCTCGAGTGCAGCGAGCTTAATCTTGTCGCACTTGAGAGAGTCGATGGTGATGGTGGACACGGCCTTATAGCCATCGCACGCGACCGGCGTGGTGGTAAACTCCCAAGAGAATTCAATTGCGTCGGGAGAATCGTTAATGGTCTCATACGCCTTCTCGGAGGGAGAAGCGGTAGCACCATAAACGATATGAAGCTTATAGCCATCATCGGCAGTAGTCGCCGTATCATTGCCAACCTGGCTGCGATACGCAAGACCAAACGCATTTCGAGTCTGCTGTCCGAGATACACACCATTCAGATCGGCAGGAGTAGCTGTACCATCGCATACGCCAAATTCATCCGGATAAGTGTATGCGGTAATAGTGCCGCCAAAAGTTTCTGCAGAGCGCATAGTAGCATATTTAATATTATCCGCATACAGATCCGTAGCTTCAGCGCCATCCGGAGACTCGGTGATGCCGGTAATACCATTCCAAGCGACACCCTTCGGATAAGTGCCCTGGGAATCCTGAACGTACAGTGCTACATGATCA